GGAACTATCCTCTGCATAAGAAATAGCATCAGAAACAGCATCTATCTTTGTACCATAATCATTTTTTATGCTTTCAGTACCTAGATCATCAATTATAATAAAAGGTGCAATATTTCTCTCTACTGTTCCTAATTCTTTAGCAGGTATGCTTCTAAGTACTTTATTTGTTTTTGTCCTAAATATAGCAGGTATAACATAATTAAGAATTGTAGATTTACCTAAACCACATTCTCCCATAATTATTAAACCCTTTCCTTTTGTATCTACCATCCAATCAATTATTTCATCATAAGCTGACAAATGCTTATAAGTATCAATAGTTCTGTCATAGTATTCAAATGCTTTGATAAAGTCTTCTTTTAAGTTTTCTTTGCTTCCTAGTTTATACCTAATGTAAACTTTAGGTTGTAAGTATTCAGCATCTCTAAATGTTTCTTCTATTGTTCTCATATTATTTTAAAATGTGCCATCTCCATAGTCTTGACCTTTCTTATGCCAATGTGCCGTAGATCTGTCGTTATTATTATTATTTCTATCTTCTCGTTTTTCCCAAGTTCTAACACAAGCTTTCCAATTTTTCATCTTATTACTTCCAACCATCCAATCTTTGCTTTCGTAAAAATCAATAAAAGCATCTGCACATACTTTATTTTTCCTTTCATTACAATATTGATGTACTTCTTCAACAGTTGGTTTTTTAAAAAACGCCTTTTTATTACTATCTGTAAGATTAGTATTACTATACGTAGTATTAGTATTATCTGTATAGTTTTTTAGACTAGGGTTGTCTAATAAATTGATAGACCTAGATAAAATTTCTTTACTACCTGGTCTATATTTTACAACTCTTGTTATGTAACCATTTTTCTCTAGTAGTCTTAACCAATTCTGTATAGATGCCCTACTAACCTCATAAAGTCTGCAAAAGTATTCTGTTGAAGCTTTACAGTTACCATTCATATTGCACAAAGCAGTTATCTCAGCATAAAGTAATTTAGCATTAGGTGTTAGCTTTTTACTGTATCTTACTTTAGCTGGAATAATTGCGTAGTAGTTTGGTTTCTGCATTATATAATATTTATTGTATAGTGATAATTCTTCATTGCAAGATTAACATTTTCTATTTGATTAGAGTAATCAAAGTATGAAGTTTTTACTTTACAAGCTACTGATCCACTTTTTACTTTTAATATTACATCATAATTTTTTGTTTCTTTAACACCATTTTTAATTAAATGTTTTCTCATAAAGTCTTTATCTATAAATATATCTTTAGAATCATCTATATTTTTATATGCTAAATAAATCTTATTAAAAGTATTACGATATAGTTCACAAGATGCATACAATTTTTTGTGCATATATTGATAGTGATAAGTTACAGCTCTATCTCTTTTTAAAACATCTGCTATTATGTTTCTATGTATCTTATCTTCTTTCATAGCAATATAAGCTGTTGCTGCTCTAGCAACTTGTATTGGTCTTTTTCTTGTTTTCAATGATAAAGAACCTTGTGGCATACCTAATGCAGTTGTTGCAATACCACATATAGTTTTAAAGTTTAATTCTTCAGTCATCTTAAAAAGGTAAATCTTCAGGTGTAGTACCTGTAAAATCTGTACCCATAGTAACATTATCTTTTGATGTATTACCATTAGCCCATTTCCAACCTCCAATGTTAGTGTAGTATCTACCATTAAACTCTCTACTTTCTATGTTTACAGATACTTCAATACTATCTCCTACATTAAATCTATTAATTGATTCAATATGTTGATTCCCAAATGCTGTAACACATACTTCAGAACCATATTCTCCAGGTTGTTGTATAATGACATCTATTTTTTGCCATTCTTTACCTGCTTTACTTGTTCCACTTTGTAGCTTTAACTTTTTCTTAATTGTTCCTTTTACTTCCATTTTTTTTATTTATTTAATTATTACTTAATTTCCAATTTATATACTTAGTTAATGTATCTCCATCAAAGATTATTTTATCTTTTTCAGGTGCGTAAGGATATTCTCTACCATTACTATGTTTCTTTGTTTTTAATGTTTGGATTGGTAACCTATATAAAAACCTACCAATACCCCAACAAACACAAGCTCTTTTAAATGCGTCAGATGTTTTTCCTTTATCTTTTTCTACATTAGATTCTGATCCTGTGTCTGATTTCCATACCCAATCATTAAGCTTCTGATTCCATATACCTACTTTACAAAAAAGTTTATTGTCTTCTGTATAATATTTACTTTGCCAATTACCAGCACCTACTACTTCATCTAATAAGTCTTGACAATCTCTTGCGTCTATATAAGCTACACAAGTTGTCTTACCAAACTTAGTTGATTGTACTCTCCACTTATATGGGAGTTCTTTTTTTAATTCTTTAAATTCCATTTCTTAATTATTTAATTTATTTTCATAACATTCTACACATATAGTATCATAATCTGATTGGTCTAGTTCTTCATCACATTGTTCACAACAAGGATTAGTACCATTCCATTCAGTAGGATCTACACAATTTTGATTAGTTGATTTTGTATATTCTTCGTAATTCATTATGATACTACTAAATTAGTTATCCATACAATTATAGTTACTGCAGCAATACCTACAATAATATCTGCTAATAGACTATATTTTTTTTGTTCTTCGTATTTTATTGAGCTGATTGCATAGTCTCTCATTAAGTTTCTATGTTTAATAGTATCAGTTTGATCATCATAATATATATGAAAAAATCTGTCTATTTCTTCTGAGTTAAAAATATGTTCTTGTCTTGTTGTACGATTGATTACTCTAAATTTTGACATCTTAAATAGTTTTGATTAATAAATTATAGTTCATAAAAATAGTAGTATCAACTTGTTGTACTTCGTTTTCTAGCCCGCCCGCATACTGGTTACGATTTATTATCAGTCTTTTAAACGTTTACATCAAACCTTTATTTAATGTGATAATACCACTTGCCTCGATTCGGTGTATATGCTGACACAGAGCCTAATCCCATCGTTTAACTTAGTTTAATACTTCGCCAAGTATTGAAATAACATAATGTTATTTTATTTTATTAAGCGTCTAACTAAGTTAACTCTCATCGCTAGGGTGCGCATCTAGTTTCCTATATTCAAGATTCGTTTTCTACTATTTCAATGAACTAATTATGATACAAAAGTACATAAAATAAACGAAACTCACAAGTTTATTAATATACTTATTAACAATTTAAGTGTTAAGAAAGAAAATGACTAGATATAAGTAGTATAATTATTATAAGCAAATAAAAACCAAATAATTGCCAAGTTATATCTTTCTTCATTACAAAGGCATTGGTTCTAGTATAGGCAAACGACCATTGTCTAATATAACTCCAACAGAAATTATAGGTTTCTTTGTAAAATTCTTAGCATAGTTCGCCGCGTAGCTTGAGCTATCGAATGCTGCACCTAATTGCATAGACCATAATAAATTATCTTTATTTGCGTGATAGATTATGCTAGTTTCTGTATGTATATGACCTTGACATATTTTAGTATTCCAATTAATAGCTCTATTAATAGCTCCATTTCTTCCTGAACTACCTGTGCCGTGTATATACATAACACCATCTTCTAAGAACTTATCTTTCCATATCCAACCAGGAGTACCTAATACATCATTAAAATCTTTTAACCAAGCTTGTGATAATCCTGAAGATACTAACTTCCTAGATATTATAGCATCGTGATTACCAATGCATACAGTTGCTTCTTTCCATTCTTCCCAAAATGGTTTGATTTGTTCTATTGCTAAAGCAAGTTCATCTCCTGCACTTTTCCCATCAGGAGCTATTTCGTGAAAAGAACTGAAACTATTATCCAGCAAATCACCAGTGAAATGAACGGAATTGCAGTTCCATTTTTTATAGATAGCTTTACAATGTTCAAAAAAACCTGGTTCAATAAATGGAGCGTGTAGATCAGGAATAATTAATTTTCTCCTTTCATCTTTTGCCCTGCTTTCTTTAATTAGTTCTATCTCGTGAGGTTTTAACCTGTAACGATTATTTCTTTGACTTTCCAAAATCTGCGAATGATTGCCCACCTAACATAGCGATTAATGACCACCAAATTTTAGATACTGATTCTTCATCTACATTTAAAGCATTTGCAATTAAAGGAATAACAATAGATGCTAGTCCTAACCATACCTTCTTAGATGTAAGAAGTTGTGTAAGAATGTAATTTTTCATTTTATTTATTTTTAATTATTAATTTAATATTTTCTCCTCCCAAATTTATTATCTCTTTCATTAACAATGACATAGCTAATGAAGAGTTACTAACAAAGTCTTGTTGACGTTTCTGTCCTACTAGAATACAACCCCTTGAATCTTCTGCCTTATTACCTTTGTGGAATAATATATAATCTCTATTAGGAACGTCTTGTACTAATAAGTGTAAATAGTCTCTTGTACCACTTTCTCTAGGGTATCTAAGTCGTACATTATATACACCCATAGGAATACTAGAGATACGTCTTTGATTATCTTTATAAGGCAACTCAAGAGTATCACAAAACACCTCTCCATTTACGTGCAACTTACCAATTATAGACTTTTTTGTAAAAGTATCTCTAATTAAAACTAGACTAACGCCCTTGTCCTCTGTAAGTGTTTTTGTCTTGCTTTGAGTGTCTACCCTTTCTTTTTCTTCTAATGCTCTTAGAAGTGCTTGAAATAACTTTACGAGCCATTTATTTATTATCTTCAAATTTAAAAAATTTATATATAGTATATGCTATTGAAAGTATCAATGCAACAAAACTTAATATTTCGTTTGCACTTGCTAAAGTAAAGCCAATAGCTGAACCGTTAGCTAATCCTACTTGTATTGTGTCTTTGAGGTCGTTCATTCTTGTTGTTTTTTGGCTTACTCTCTAAGTAGGATTTCAGCTTAGTTACGTTAATTAATTTTGGTTTATAATGTTTCTTCATTATGAATAGTCA